GTGCCTGCCCGTTGAGGACGTCTGGCGCAAACACGGCTGGGTGCCGCCGTCAAGGGAATGTCCCGTGACGATGCGCAAGCACGAAACCTATCGCCGGTGGCAACTCGTCGAGGAGCCTCAATCATGATCGAGCAAGAGCTACCACCGCTTGTGCTTAACCCTCGGCAACGCGAATTGATGGCCTACCTCAAAAACCGCACAAAAGCGGTTTCAATCAAGACGTTGGCTTGGCGGTTCAACGTTACAACCGCGTGCGTATCAGGTAACTTGCGCCCCTTGCTGATGGCGGGCGAAGTTGAACGCAGCTTCAAGTTTGAGCCGAGCTCGCTGGCCGGAAAAATCTCAAGAGTCAGCTACTACAGGGCCACAAAACCTGTTCCGTCAAAAATACGGCGTCCGAAGACTTCGCCAACAATGTTTAACGACCCGTTCAATTTGGGGCAGGGAAGAGAACGAGTCAATACCCAACCAGAATGAAGGGTTATTACTTGCCAATCAATGATGGAATGAGGTTTAATATAAACCGTTGTACCTCATAACTGATTAACTGGAGAACTGAAATGCTAAACGATCTTAAACTTACTAGTGTTGACCAGCTCGGCGCGTTGCTCGCTGAGATCAAAAACCTCGAGGCTCGTGCCGAGGAAATCAAAGCTCAAATCAAAGAAGCTGCCAGCGCCGGCGGTCCCCGCGTGATTGAAGGTGTGTTGTTCAAAGCAACGTACAGCGAGTCAAATCGCTCGACGGTTGACTACAAGCAACTCTGCGCTGACTTGAACCTTACTGCCGAGGATCTCGCCCCATATCAGCGCACGTCCGCCGTATTTGCCGTAAAAGTAACTTCAAGGTAGAATTTATTCCATGGGGCTTCGGCCCCTCATAACTCAACAACTCAGGAGAACTCAAATGCAAGTAACTGTTAGTCAAATTGTCAAAGCCATCGAAGTGCTCAGCAGCGTCGAAAGATCGTCAATGGCTGCGTATAAAGACCCTCTTTTTGTCGGTAAACTTCAGGCCGAAGCGTGGTTAGCGATGTGGCCTCTGAAGCACGCCCTCGAAGAAGCTCAGCTCAAAGTCACCGTCGAGGAGTAACTCACATGACCACCCAACCTTTCCGCCTCACCTTTGAGCACGTCATTAGCGGCGTGCCTTGCACAATCGGCGTGTTGTCCTACGAGAGCGTGCGCGGCTCGTACTCATACAGCGCCGCCAGCGATCTTGACTATCACGGCTGGTTTGAATGCGAATGGCAGGTGCTTGATGAGGACGGTCAGCTGCCCCCCGAGCTAGCCGAAAAAGCCACCTGGGCCGAAGAGCAAACCATCCGCGAAAAAGTCCAAGATCTTTTGAGTAAGGAGTTTCGCCATGATTAAAATTTTAACCCTGCACGTTACGCCGCCAGTGCCGATACGTTGCTTTGACTGGGCCGCCTATGGCCCCGATTACGAGCCCGGCGACCCGGTGGGGCACGGCGCCACGCAGCAAGAAGCCGTTGAAGAGTACTTGGCGGCTATTGACGCGCCCCTTGACGCTGAATACGTTGTTGAGGAGGTGTGACCGTTATGCGCTACCATCAAACAGGCGATCGCGTCATGACGCCGTCAGGCCTAGGGGTTCTTGAGGCCGTTCATGCAGACGGCGGCTGCTCAGTGCGACTCATCAATCAAGAGACCAACTGGCCGTTTCCGCAGTGGGTGATTCTCGACGTTTCGCAGCTCAAAGCCGTCCGCACCCCGAAGCCACCCCCGAGCATTGAAGATTTTGAAGAAGCACCATTTTAAACCCATAGGAGATTAGCAAAATGACTAACATCGACCCCAACCAAACCCAAACCAGTGAGTCGCTTTATGCGTGGTTAGAAACCGCTTCAATCGAACAGCTGATTGAGTTTTACAATAAATATGCTAAACGCCGCGTAAGAGCGTTTTCAGATCGTGAGCTGGCCGTGAACCGTTGTCGCGAACTGTGGGCTAAGCTGCAGGCATCTTCTGCAGGAAAAGTGGTTAGCACCAAAGAACGTTCTTCCACCGGCGGCAAAAAGCGCATTTCTATAAGCGAGTCATTACGGTTACCTGATCGGCGAGTGTGCTGTATCGAAACTAATGAAATTTGGACTAACCCTTTAAGGCTTCGCCGCGCCAACCCCGAATGGATGAGTAGCGGTCAGCTCAATCGTTTGACGCGCCAGCTGTATGCTGCCGCAAAGGTCGGCGAAAAAACAGTGGTTAAAGTGAACGGACGCTCATTTGAACTCGTTAACCCGTCGTTGGTTCGTACGCCTCAAAAACCTGCTGCGGTGAAAGGAATTTCAAAATGACTCAACGTAATCGCAGTGTTTTCGATAGTGGGAAATTTTTCTTTCTGTGGGTGTTGAGCTGGATTGTTCTTTTAGCAGCCGGAATGATTTTAGTTGGAGCGTTTTGCCGGGTCATGGCGGCGCTGTTTAACTTTGGGTGGGGGTTGCTATGAACGATCATTGGTGGTGGGCGCAGATGCGTGAAAACGGCGGTTTCGCCCGCGATATGTCGGTGCGGGATGTGGTTGCAATGTTGTTCATGCTTCAGTACGCCACCAACGACGAAACGTCGCTGCAGGAAGACGCGAGCAACGCCTTTCTTGCGGCGGAGATTTTCATTAAGGAGGGTTTGCGCCGTGACACAACCGACCACAACGACTGATTACCGGCTGCGGAGAAACCGCCGCGAATATTTCGACAAACTTTATGGACTCAACCTTACCTATGGAATTATGCCGGGGTTGGTGTACTTGTACATGCCTGAGCTGGCGCAACGTTACAGTTGGGACTCAGAGCAAAAACTTTGGTTTGCTTTTCTGAACGGACTGACTCAAAACCCTATTACGTCGCTTAGACTCGCATCTCGATTGCCTAATGTTCCACCGCCCGGAGCAAAACTTGCTCAGTTTAGCGAATGGTTTAATACGGAATGGGACAAGCTGCAGTTCGACACCGACCGACGGTATCAAAAAGCCGATACTGTCGAAGCTATAAAAACTTATGCTAACCTTGTGGCTGAACATGGCGGGTCGCAAACCTCTATGCTCAGCAACAAAACTTACGCCGATTTATGGAAATTTGTACGTAACTGTTATTTTTCTTTTGGTCGGCTGTCGTCGTTTTCTTACCTCGAGTACGTTTACCTCAACGGGTTCGGGGCCGACTGTGATGACCTGCTTTTCGGCGACAAGTCGGGCAGCCGTTCTCACCGCAACGGCATGTTGTTCCTAACCGGAAATGACCATCTGGTTTGGGACAAGCGAGCGGACAACGATTTTGACGGTAACTATTTCAACTTCAAAGGTATGTGCAAGTCGCTAAACAAGGAGGCTGACAACATTCTTTTTGAATTTGCTGAGCAAAATCACGATACTCCAAACGTAAACAATTTCACACTTGAGAGTAACCTCTGCACGTTTAAGAATCATTTCTTTGGACGACGTTACCCCGGCGTTTACGCCGACATGGCGTGGGAGCGCATCGAGTGGGCTGATGCTCGCGGGTTGGAAAATTTTACTGGCGTGTTCAAAGATATTAGAAGCTTGAATCTTCCGGAATGGTTGAGGGCCGAGTGTGAGACGCAGCGGTTGTCTTTGAAAGAAAAAGCGCGTATATTTCCCGCTACGGGTCGGCCCTACCGAGCCGAGTACTTTTTATAACGAAATAACTGGAAAACTCAAATGCGAAACGTCATTCTGCGCGTCTCAGGCACTTTCGGTTCAGGGAAGACTACCGCTGTACGGCAGTTTTTAGACTACGAAGCTCAAACGTTAACAAGCGGTGGTAAAATTGCTGGCTACCGCGCAAGCGCCCCCACGCTGCGCAACCCCATTTACGTCATCGGTAAGTATGACAATGTTTGCGGCGGCACGGACTCAATCAAAACCCAAGCCGAAATAGCTCAGCGGATCCTGAAAGCTCACCCTTTAGGGCATGTGCTTTACGAAGGCGCATTAGTTTCTTGCAGCGGACTTGGAGGTCAAGTTACCCAAGCCGTTCACCCGACCGGCTGTTCAGTATATGCGTTTATCAACACGCCGCTCGATCTTTGTATCGAACGTGTTGAACAGCGCCGGCTCGCGGCGGGTAACGAAAAACCGCTCGACCCTAAGAACCTGATACAAAAGTTCAACGCCGTTTTGAACTGCTACCGCAACCTTCGCGCTGCGGGCTACGACGTCAGGCTGATCGATTACACTGACCCTCACCCTCAGTTGGTGAGTATTTTTGAGGAGTTCGAAGCATGATCGAAGACTGCCCCTACGGGCCGCCCCAGGCTGAAAAAATCGCGTCAATCGAGGGGTTGTTGTACTTTGTGTGGGAGCGAGAAGTGATTCGCATCTCACGCGAGAATGATTTGCCGCCCCCTTGGACCGACGACCCTATCTTGCGCGAATATAAATTTACGAACATTCGCCGCCGCGACGACCGGGTGTCTCAGTGGATCATCAAGTATTTCATAGAGCCTGACGCCGATCGGCCAGATTTGTGGTTTACGCTTTTGATAGCGCGGCTGATCAACTGGCCACCTACGCTGCGCGTGTTGATTTACGAGAAAATTTTGCCCGTTTCGCCTGAGAAGTTCTCACCCGAAGCGTTCAGCGCCCTTATCGAAGCATATCGCCGAAAAGTTGATAAGATTTACGGCGGGGCGTATATGGTCTACCCTACCAACAAAGAACCTGCCGGGATAAAAAGCCTAGCATTAGCGCGGCACATCATCGAACCGGCCATCGAACTCAATGCTCAGCTGATCGAAGAGCTGAACTATGAGCGCCCACGCATCGAGAACTTTGTAAGCACGTTGTCGGCTTCGTTCGGGTTGAGTACGTTTATGGCCGGGCAGGTTGCCGCCGACCTTACCTATACCGAAAAACAGCTCGGCATGGCAGAGGACCTCTACACATACGCTCCGATCGGCCCCGGTAGCACTAAAGGACTCAACTATCTTACGGGCCGTAAGTCAACGATGCCTTGGAACCAAGCTCAGTTCAACAAAAAGCTCATCGAAATCAAAGACGCAATCGAGACGCAGCTCGACATTACCGACCTCACACTTCATGATGTGCAGAACGTCATGTGCGAATACAGCAAGTATGCACGCACTGTGGTTGGAGAAGGCGTGCCTAAAACTCGCTACAAGCCCGAAAAGGAGTTCTAAATCCATGGCCTACACAATTACTGCAACGAACGTCAACGAGGCCTTCGCGGAGGTTTTCTGGAAGCTCCGCACGTATCCTACTCATGAGCGCAACACCCGCAACGGTCCGGCCATAACGTTCACCGACACGTTTATCATCACGTACCTGCGGCCTCAAGAGCGGGTGTTGTTTCATGAGGGGCGAGACGCTAACCCAATTTTTCACCTGCTGGAGTCGATCTGGATGCTCGCGGGGCGCAATGACGTGGCGTTCCTTGAGCGTTTCAACAGCCGCATCGGGCAGTACAGCGACGACGGCGTGACGTTTAACGCCGCGTACGGTTACCGCTGGCGGCGGCACTTTGGGTTCGATCAGCTGCTGGCGGTGATTGACCTCTTGCGCCGCGACCCGCAAACTCGTCAGGCCGTGGTTCAGATCTGGGACCCGGCCGACCTTCAAAAAGCCACTAAAGACAAAGCATGCAACACGCAGGTGATTTTTGAAACCCAAACCGGGCAGCTCGACATGACGGTTCTGAACCGTAGCAACGATATTTGGTGGGGTGCGCTCGGCGCGAACGTTGTGCACTTTAGCGTGCTTCAGGAGTTTGTGGCTACGGCGCTGGGGGTGCCGTTGGGCGTTTACCGGCAAGTGAGCGCGAACCTTCACCTCTACCGCAACCTCTACAAAGCCGATCAATATATCACGCTGCCACCCCAAGCGAGCGACTACGATTTTTACTGGCGGGGTATGGTGAAACCCCGACCGCTGATGACCGACCCGGACCCGCAGTTGTTTCTGTACGAGTGCGAGTGGTTCTGCGCTGATCCGCTGGCCCCTAACCCGTACCGCAACACGTTCCTGAGCGAAGTGGCGCGGCCTATGGCTATGGTTAGCGCGGCGCGTCGGGCCGGAGAAACGGGTCGGGTTGAGGCCGCCTCGGTCCGTGCGGAAGATTGGCGCTATGCCGCGATGCGCTGGGTTGAGCGGCGAGAAACAGCTCGTCAGCGCTGATTTTGCGTTTTCAAAAATGCGGCCTATACTTTTACGCTCTAGCTTTATAACTTTTAACTCGAGACTACTGAAATGAGGAAAACCCTACAGTTTATCATCAACGGAAGCGAAGTCAAACGCTTTCACACGCTCACCACCCTCCAAAACGAAACCGTGGGTCATCACTCACACGGCGTAGCATGTTTTGTGTTGCTGCTTAACCCGGATGCCAGTCGGCAGCTGATTTTGGCCGCGTTGTTTCATGATCTCGCCGAGCAGCATACGGGCGATATCCCTTCGCCGGCTAAACGCGAATACGGCATCGGCGATCAGGTTGATGAGCTCGAGCGCAGGTTGTTGCTCGATGCGGGCATCATGTACCCTGACCTCAGCCCCAACGATCAACGCACGCTCAAGCTCGCCGACATAGCCCACGGAGCCTTGTTTTGCCTACGTGAGGTGCAGCTCGGCAACCGGCGCATGCTCGAGGTGCATGACCGTTACGTGGCCTACGCGCATGAGCTTATCCTGTCAGGCCGAGAGCTCAGCCTTTTCAACGTCATTAAGGGGTTGCGTTATGAGCGCTAACGAAAAGCAAGTCGCCGGCTCTCATTACCGCTCCGGCATTCAGCATTGGGATTACGTGGTAGCTAACGACCTTGACTACTTTCAGGGTCAGATCACTAAGTACGTAACACGTTGGAAACGTAAGAACGGTCTTACGGACCTGCTCAAGGCGCAACACTTTCTTGAGAAGTACATCGAGCTCGCCCGCCAAGCCGAGCAGTCAGACGACGGCTCTGAACCCACGTCCGGTTACACCAATCAAGACCGATGAGCACTTGGGTGTTTGATACCGAAACGTACCGCAACCGCACGTTGTTCTGCGCCAAAAACGCAGACACCGGCGAGTGGTTTGACCTGTGGCGGCACGAGCCCGACAGCCCCGCAAGGCTCAAGGCATTCTTGAGTTCGGGGGCAACTTTTGTGGGGTTCAACTCACGGGAGTTTGATAACGTCATTGTGGCGGCGTTTTGCAGCGCCCGCACAGAGGCCGAAATCAAACGCATCGCCGATGACGTCATCAACAACCGCCTTGCGCCTTGGGCCGCGATGCGTAAGTTCATGTTGCCCGAAGTTCGATTTGACTGGATTGACCTGATTGAGGTGGCCCCGTCGTTCGTGAGTTTAAAGGCTTACGGAGCGCGGATGCATATGCCGCGACTCCAAGACCTCCCCATTCATCACGCCGATTTGATCAACCCCGAGCAGGAAGCGGTTCTTCTAGAATACTGCCACAACGACGTCGAGACTACGGCGGAGCTACTGCGGCACCTTGAGAAAGAAGTCTTGCTGCGCGTCGAGATGAGCCGGCGTTACGGTGCTGATATGCGCAGTAAGTCCGATTCGCAAATGGCCGAGCAAGCCTACAT